CAGTTCGGAATGCAGTGTCTTTATAATACTTAGCAAACGTATCACCTATAGAAGTAAATATAGTTTCAATACCTTCTGCTATTCCTGCAGGATTTTCTAAATCTGCAAACGCCTGAAGACCTTCAGCAATATCAGTCAGTGCAGAACCAGCACCATCTACATTTTCAATACCTTTTTGAACCAAGTTCTCATCCCAAGAAAATAACCAATTACCATCAGTCTCTTCCATTCCACCAATTTTCATAAAGGCACTACCTACAAATGACAGAGAATTTTTAACTGCCGTAGCAAGCTTACCTTTTTTACCGAAATCAATGTCTCCCATTTCTGCGAATGTCTTTAACCCTGTTGCTATATTAGTAAGTTCTTTACCAGCTCCTTTTACGGCATCTATACCTTTTTCTACAGTGTTCTCATCCCAACTAAATATAAACCATCCATCTTCCTCTTCCATTCCTCCAATCGCACTAAATGCGGTTGATACAAAAGATAGTGAATTACTTACAGCCATTCCAAGTTTACCACCAGGACTGAAGTCAATCTTTTTCTCTACTAGTTCTTGGAATGATGATAAGCCTGTTGCAATGTTTGTTAATTCTTTACCTGCACCCTTAACAGCATCCACACCTTTTTCTACGGCATTTTCATCCCAGCTAAATGGACCCCAAGAATCTTCAGTTTCCATTCCACCTATTGTGGCAAAAGCTTTACTAACAAAACCTAATGTATCCTCTACTGCTACTTGTAAATATCCACCATCTTTAAAAGATTCGGAAGTTAATCCATATTCTATTTGTAAATCTAAGAATGATTTTAGCCCTGTAGTTATATCTGTTAAAGCTCTACCTGAACCTTTTACGGCATCAATACCTTTTTCAACTAAATTCTCATCCCAGCTAAATGGACCCCAACCATCCTCAACTTCCATTCCGCCAATTGTGGCAAATGATTTACTTAAGAAACCTAAAGTATCTGTAATTGCTACATTTAAGAAACCTTCAGCTTGAAAAGCTTTTGCATCTAATTTATATTTCTTCTTAAGATCTAAAAATGCAGCAAGGCCTTTAACTATAGAAGAAAGAGCTTCACCTGAATCCATCACAGAATCAATACCTCTTTCAGTAGCATTAGGACTAAATGTATTTCCAAATACTGCACCAAATAATCCGCCAGGACTTGCAGGTTCTCCACCTGCCTGAGCAAATGCTCCACTAACAGAACCTAATGCAATTGCAAGTTCTTGTGAATCATCTTCAGTAAATCCTATTGCTTTAAATTTAGTAAGACCTACTGATAATTCTTGTAATGCCATACCAGCAGCACCATACATCGCAGCGGCAGCAACACCTGCACCACTCTGTACAACTCTAGTAAATACATTACCAATATTTGCAAAGAATCCTGCTTCTGGATCAACGCCAGCAAAAGCCATCGCAACAGCACCTAATGTATATGATAAATCTTTAGCTTCTTTTTCTTTAAAGTCTACCTTTTTCATTGCCTGTAAACCAGGGGCTAATTCTTGTAAAGCTAAACCAGCAGCTGCATATAAAGCAGGCCCTGCCAAAGCTAAACCAGCAGTTGCACCAACGGCTAATCCTGCCAGTGCCATAATTCCACCTACAGCTACGAGCACCAATGCCTGAACACCAACATCACCTAAAGACATACCTTTTGTAGAGTCTGCAAATGGCACATATCCCAAACTAAATACCATTAATCCTAAACCGTTTACTGCCATAGCCAAGGCACCCATTAAAATATTCTTCATACCCATCTTACCAACTAATGCAGCAGCTCCACCTATTGCTAGTATTGTAGCACCTTGTATAAGAACATCACCAATACCATTTCCTTTTGTAGCCATTGAAAAGAGTACTAAACCTAAAGCAAAAGGTATTAATGCTACACCCAAAAGAGCTAGGCCTAATGCACCTCTTCTAATTCTTTTAGACGTTTTCTTACCACCTAATATTGCAATGGCACCAGGTATTAATACTAGCGAAGCTACCATACCTATTAAAATAGCAGGAGCCATTATTATAAACATTGTAGAAAGTGCAAATAAACCAATTCCTATTGCAAAAGATTTTAATGCATCTCCTACTTTATCTAAAGTCTTTGCTCCTCTACCTATTCTTTTAGAAAATTTCTTACCACCTATTAGAGCCATAATACCACCAACGGCAGTCACAGCTAATAATAAAAACGGTATTGCTATTAAACCTAATGGAACTAATATTGCAGATAAAGCTAATCCTTTTGCAAATTTTAAAAGTGCATCTCCCATTAAGGCCAAAGTTTCTGCACCTTTCTTAGCCTTTTTAGGAGTAGTCTTAGATAAAGCTTTATCTAATTTAGTTATATAAGCTGTAAATTTATCAATAGCTGATTCAGGTACAAAAGCCCAAATCATTAATGCCTTTGCAGATATCATTGCAGCACCAGAAGCAACAGCAAGAGCATCAGCACCTGCTTTTACTTTTTTAGGTTTTATACCTTGAAAGGCATCAAGTGTATCTGTTACAAAACCTTTAAATTTACTTAAAGATTTCTTAGGTACTAATAACCATAGCATCATGGCTTTGGCTGTTAGTTTTGCACCAAGACCTAAATCTTCTAATGTAGCACCAGCATTACTTTTCTTAGCCTTACCACCTTTTTTACTAAACATTCCACCTAAAGGATTTCTAGAGGTGTTTGCTTCAATGGCAGTTAGTAATTGAGTTTGTGTAAATGCTTCATCTATTAATAAACCTACTTGATTTGCATTGGATGAATCACCACCAGAGTTTGCTATTACTCTAAGTAAGTCAGTTTGTTTTTCTAACTGATTAACAACCTCCTTCGTAAAATTACCGCCACCGTCACTACCGGTAGAAACTGCAATAAGAGCATCTAATTTTTCATTAGTGCTCTGTGCAGCGGCCTCTATTTTTGATAGAGGGTCCATTAAATCTTTAAGAGTTACAGCAGCCATTCAATCTATTTATTTATCAGAACTTCGGCATACTAATCTTTGGCATAGATGGAGCTTTAAATGAACTCATCTGTTTATTCATAGACTTAGACATGCTGTCCGTATTATATTTATCCGAATAGGATTGAGTATTCTGTTTATCCTCGTCGTTACGATCCTTAAGAATCTCATTAAACATTTCTAAAGTATATTCATACTCATAGAAAGGAAGCAAATCCAGCTCTGAAGGCTGGAGATGCAACTTTTCTAATAATAGTACTCGTACTTTATAAAAGTTCAGAAGAGATATCTTGAATAATAAAGAGAGCTTTGATCCCGCCGGGAAACGTGAGCGGGACTGCGACCTCCTCACCACAGCTTTCACACGGAAATGAAAATTCCGGCTTTACACCTATTTTTGCTTTTTCTACCAATCTATAAATAATTGAGTATTTGCTAGAATCCCAGCCTTGAAAATTTGTAATAGCTGAAAATATTTCTTTATCATTAAATCCTCTCCATTCTCTTTGAATATAAGGTAAGATACCTAAGGATGATTTATCCCAAGGTTTATTTTCTTCTTCTCTTTTTCGTATCCAATCAGTAACAGATCTCATAACTCCAATTGTTGGTGGTGCTATTGTTAATGTACCATGATTTTTAGTTGTAACAGTAAAACATTTATTTTCATGGTCATAATACTTTTCTAATAAATCATCTTTATCATTAAATTGAAGATTGCCTGTTCTAAGCTCTACTGACTCTTGTGATTTACAGGTTCCTGTTTTACAATTCTTTTTTGTAACTGGCATCATCAGTTTATTTTCACCATCTTTAAATGTTAACTCTCTAATAGATAAGATTAAGTATATTCTATCCTCTTCTAATACATCTCTATACGATCCCCTTTGGTTACCATACATAATTTTTGTACAGTTCACTAGAAGTGAGTTTAGCTTTTCATCTACATCTAAAATATTTTCTTCATCTAATGTAGAGAATTCTCTAATCTCACCAACCCTTGCGGCTCTAATATGAATTTCAAAATCTTCTCTATAAAATTGTCCACCAGATGGAAAGTTTACTAAATCCAATTTAACATATCCTGTTAATGATTGTATTCTTTGTATTTCTGGGTCGTCTATAGATGTTACACCAGATCCTCTACTGGTATCTACCTTGCCTAACTCGGTAATTTTACCATCGGCATTTGTTTTTACTTCAGCGGTAGTATCTATTATACCTTCAGCTGCCTCAAATTCTTTTTTAATGTTGTCTTCGTGACTACTCATAATTATTTAGTTTTTATTAATTGTTTTTCAGGTGCGGTTTCCTCTACTATATGTTCAACTATTAATTGTCGTACATATCTGGATACTGGCAGCGGTTTTGTTTTATTCTCCATTGATTTCTCGATAATAATTGCATTTAAATTGTCTTCATCTTCTGGAGTTAAGAGTACTTGTAGTTTTTTAGTAAGTCTCTTTTTTTGTGGAATTAATTCTTGTACGCTTTCGTTATATCCATATTTAGGATTATCGGCTTTATAATTTTTTATCCAAAATTCTAGCCTTTCCATTATATGGCTTAATGATTCTTCAGATTCAAATTCTTCAAGAATAGTTTTTTGAAAAGATCTTGTTCCAAAATCTTTAACTGCTCTTTTAATATATTTACCTGCTCCTAAATTATTAGGATTATCATTAACTGAATAACCTACATAAACTTTTCCATCTGTTTCATTAATTACTTTAAAGATTGTCATATGTTTAGATTATATAATTTATAATATATATTAGAGTGAAGACAAAAAAACTGGCCCTAAAGCCAGTTTTTCTAAAATATTTAAAAGATTATGCAGCTCCAACATTTTCCTCAACCCAGTGATCACAACGATAAGTCATTGTTAAATCAACTGCGTCTGGAGTTTCATAACTTAATTCATCTACAAAATCAGGTTGACCTGTAGGGAATACATCTTTACAGGTGATCTTTCTAAAGATATCTCCTGCTCTGTTATATTGTACAATGATCATACTTCCAACATAGTCTTTCTTTAATCCCATTTCACCAGTCAATGGATCATAGATTAATTTGTACCAATTACGGAATGTATTGTAAATGTAGTTTTCATTAGCTTCGTTTAAGTTAAGACTAAAGTTAACAGTCAGATCCATAAATGTTTGACCTGGCATACTTGCAAATGAACGGTCAGCAAATTTATATTTCTGTCCGATTGCATCTACAGCAGGGTTTAAGTTATTTAAACCTCCGATAGTTTTAACTTGCTCCAAGATTAAACCCGTATCATCCCCTAGTGGTGAAAATACAGTCACCTCGAATAGGTTAGGCTGAACAGGTTCGTACCTTTGGCTACTGGCCCTTGATTGGGTATAATGTGGTAGTGGCATAGTTTATTTTATTTTTTTTATATATTCTTATTTAGTTTCTTCTTATTCAAAATTTCCTGCACTAATAGCTCCTGTTTTCAAAATTGTTGTTCTCTGTACGAGAATTTCCATTCCTCTTACCGGTTCAATGTATGTATCTAAGATACCAACATTTTGATCGATAACCTCTGGAGTATTATTAGTTTCATCCATTACATTTTTATAATCATAAACACCATCATCATTTTGAACAGTTGCTAAGAAGTTATCAGCAAGTGTTTTAATTTCTAATCTTGTTTGTGCTGTATTAAATTCGAATAGATAATTTCTAAGAATTGCATCAATTCCATCTTGAATGTAAATTACAACCTCTCTACAGTTAATAGAACTTAATGCAGATTTTGTAGTCTGCTGTGCAGTTTTATTTGCAAAGATTGTTGGACCAGTTCCACTTTGGAATACAATTGGATTTAATCCAAATGGTTCTAAGTATTCTCTGTCCTCTTTTCCAAGATTAAGTTCTAATCCTACAACTCCAGTTCCACCTACAACACCTCTTCGAACCCCTGCAACTAATGACCACGGTAAAGCGTTTTCATATTTTGCAATAAAGTTATTTGAAATGTATGCAGCCGGTACAACATTTATATTTCTACCTAAATCCCTAACAGTAATAAACGGATAATAGAATGCTCCCCAACTCGCACCTTGTGTTTGAGATGGTAATGAGTATCTTACCGTAGGATTCTTTGCAAGATCACCACCAGTAGAAATAAATCTAGATGATAAGCTTCCGGTTAGATCTTTAAACGAAGGATCTGTATTGCTCTTAAAGTCTTTAGCAGACGGAGCATTTAATATTGCGAATGCATTCTTTCTAGTAGAAGCTAATATTGTATAGATCGCCTTAGATCCACTTTCAATACCGTTTCCGAATGTATCTACAATATATCTAAAGTTAATTACATCTCTATCAGTTAATGCCTTAAATAAATTAGTTCCATTTAAAGTACCGTTTAAGATTTCATTTTGTCTTTCATTAGTTCCATTAGGTACATGTGAAGGAGTTAATTTAAATCCATCTAAAGTAAATACATTTAAATAATCAACCCATGCATCAATAGGATAATATAACTCTACCTTAACAATACCTGCGGCAGTTGTTGTTGATATTTCACTTTGGCATGTTACTAATAAGGCATTTTTACCTACCGGAATAGTACCGTATTCAGCATTAGTTAATCCACCTTGAACAACATTAATTCTAGTTAATCTTGAATGTGGCACGGAAGGAGAACCTTCAGAATGTATTAGATAATTACCAACTTTAACATCGGCTGCATCAGGATTATCACTAACGATTAATACTTGGTTAGGTTTTAATGAAGGCTCAGTAGTTGAATCTGATATAATATCTATAGAAACGTTATTAGCACCTTTTAGTGTTTGTATTCCTAAAGTTCCTACCGGATAAGTTACACCAGTTGTTGCATAATCGGTATCGATAAAAACTCCACCACCAGCAGGATCTAAAGTAAATTCAGCATGCGGTGTTGTATTAGTAAATGCATCTTCCTGGTATGGTGTTACCTGAACAGATGGCAAATAATAATCACTATCAGATATTGCGATAGTTGAGATTGCAGAAGTTGGTGTAGCTGTATGAACATATCCATAATCAACAGCGTTAA